TTGAGACTTAAAATTGGGCGAACTCTTACTATTTAAAATTCGTTCGCATAAGAAAAAAATAAATAGAATATTATAAAATAAGATATATAAATAAATATTAAAAATATATAAATTAGGTGGTTTTGGTGTAAAAAATCATAGCATTTTGATTATTAACATCGACTAATCCAGTTCCTAACACTGAATGGTCGACTCCGATCGCGGTAAAATTTGGTTGAGGTGCACCACCTCCTACTATAGCTGCAGGTAAATAAATTTGGGGACTATGCACTTGATAACCAGCACGAGCTGTATCATCAGCTGCGGCAAAAATGGAGAGTGATATACCTCCCTTCCTATTCGTACCGTCTGTTCTGAATTGTTGCGGAACAAACAGAACTATGAAACCTAGATTTGTAGTTGGGGTAGTGGCTAACACTCTTGTGAAAGGAGCGCACTTACTCACGTAATCGCCAACAAAGCGATAGGGTGACATATTGGGAACCTCCCCTTCCAACATACAGTAACTAGCAGCATTCTCATTTGTAGCAGTATATGAGGCAATGGCCGCAAAAGAATTAACAGCCAAATTTGGGCACTCTTGTATGACAGTCTGAGCTGACATTTCCGGATCACCCACTCCTAAGCGTGTGACACTAAAAATCTCCCTGCCTGACAAACCTATCTGAGCAGAGGCGTTAGAAGTAGGGACAGTACTAGCCCAATTAAAAAATCCGGTAGAACCTCCGGTATTACCTTGTAATTGAAATCCGGGCGGAATATACCAGGCAGTAGCATTCGAAGACCCCTCAACGAGCAACTTGAAACGTGCTCCTCCAGCGTATCCATGAAACATGTGTTGCAACACACGCAAAGTAGAAGCAGCTACATGAAGTTGAGTAGCGCCAATATTAGTTTTGGCTGGTCTAATACCTAACTCTTCCGCTACGTCAATTAAAATCAAACCCCCAGCTGCTGTTAACGTGTCATTATCCAAATTGATCTTATTGGTCAGGTACATCCGCCTAAACATGTCTCTCAAAGACACAATAGGGCGCATGATACCAGTATCAAAAGGTACAGACTTATCAGATGGGGTGAAAGTCACACTCTTCTGTAAACCCACAGGTTCAGGCACTTTAGAATCTTCCACTATCTCACCTTGGGCTTCCAAATTTATAAGAGGCTGCTCCTCTTCTTCAGCGGCTATAGAAGGGGTTTGAACAACACTGTGGGACAAAAACATACGCATTGGATTTGTAGAATAACCATAAAAATTAAAATCATCTCCGGCTGAAATATAAACATTAAAAGAAACATCAGAAACAACTGATCCATTCACCACCAAAGGTTGCGCTAAATAAACATAATACATACCCATCTGGGAGGCCATCAACGTATGATCTAAAGTGTTAGGCAAAAC